CCTATAGCCAGATCCAGGGTACCCTCCAGCTCTCCTTTGTATTGGCTGGTGTATTTCCATACCTTTTGTGAGAGATCCAGCCCCTTGGTTTTCCTGGCAAAGAAAGCATCCATAGCCTCCCTGTTCCTGAGAAAGTATTTGGCAAAGTGGTTATCCTCAATGGAGCTTGCACCAAAGATCTGCTTTACCAGCTCATCATTATTCTCTGAGGCAAACATCCATTCCTTTTCCACGCCCTCCCTGATCGTCTGGTACACACGGCTGTACATATTCCTGAGGATCGGCTGTACCTCCTCAGTATATCCGTACTCAGAGAAAGAAAAAGGAGTGCCCTCCTCCAGCTGTGTGCCTTTCACCACGTCTATGATTTTACCCAGTGAATCACGATAGATGGAGCGCACAGCAGCAGCATAGCCCTCTGTCCGTTGAAAGAGAGCCTGCTGGAGAGCCTTACCACTCAGATACTTTCCCTTTGCCATACTCCTCAGATCAGACTACCAATAACAATACCAATGGCATCACAGATAAGATCATGTAGCTCTGGTGTGCCCTCATGTTTCCTATCATAGAGCTCCTTACCAATGCCAATGATCACCACAACCAGAATTGCAGCCCACAGAGGCATCCAGTTCTTTAGCACATCCAGGATCAGCGCACTACAGGCTATGTGTAACAGCCCATCTGTGCGCACCCATTCCCAGATCTTCTTAATTACTTTCATAGTTCAAACTTTTTTGTTACGTCTGGCAGATCCACTGTCTGACCTTTCAGCTCATGGGTGCAATCATCCAGGAACTTTATTTTACCATCAGTCACGTAAGAGTGGCAGTAGGTACGCTCTCCCCTATAGCTACTCTCTACAGCTATAGACGGTCTGATAGTGGGTTTCTCCAGATCTTTGTTAAACTCCCATACAGGAAACTGATCACGTGGATCAGTACCTATCTCATGCGGTGTCTTACAGGCTGGGCAAATGAAATAATAAAGCCCAGTGTTTTGTAATCGTCTTATCTTTGGCATAGCTTACTCTCCCTGTCCGAACACATCTATCTTATTCAGCTCCTGCTGCTGCTTGATCTGTTGCTCCATCTTTTCCAGCTGTTCTGCCTTGATCAGCTCATACTCTTTCTTAGCATCCTTGATCAGGTAAGAGAGCTCCAGCATGGTCTGGGTACTCATACCACCAGCACCAAACTGTTTCAGAATGTCATTCAGAGTATCTGACACATCATCGCCAAACGGCTCCTGGAACTCATGGCTTATCTGGAGGGCTTCATACTGAGCTTTGTGGGCATAGTCCAGAACATTACCCAGGATAGCCAGCATAATGTTAGCGTGACGATTCATGTAGCCATCGTGGGTTTCCTTACGTTTCTCAGCCTTGATCACTGCCAGCAGCATCACCTTACGGATAGCCTTAGCAGAGAGGTTACTGAGTGATTTCATGTTATCAAAATCAATGTTAGGAGTGAACGATTTACTTAGTATATGCTTATCCAGACGCTCATACTCATTCTGCTTGCTCTGGCTTGCCTGATCCCAGGTAAGATACTCAACCTTACCACCATTTTTCAGGATATATAGCTTAGCCTCATCCTCAGCCTTAGGCAGAGAGTTAAGAATCTCAGAGGTGGCTACCATAGCTGGGTTAGCAAAGCGATCATTCACATCAGCGTCTGTTGATTCCAGTGCCTCTGTGCGCTCGATCATCGGCTGTACGCCATCATGTTCTACCTCCTGTTCAAACATCAGCACAGGGATCTTTCCTATAGGATTCTGCTTAACCAGCACCTCCCAGCCCACATTGTAACGCTTGCACCTGTAGATGGTATCGTCTGTGTATATATCCAGGTGGTGAACGGTCTTATTGCCAGCCTCAGTGAGATAGTAGCCCCAGGCAAAGGCTTTCATTTTGCGGTACTGATCCTTGATGAAATAAATATCATCACCATTTTTCTTGCTCAGCATATTCAGCAGCAGCTTAGGCTTTTCTGTCTTACTATCCTGGTACACATGATAGAGGATAGCGGACGTACCCTCAGCACCAGCAGCACGCTTAGCCTCCCTGACTACAGCGTTAAAGTGTACATCCTCATTCAGCTTTTTGTACGCCTGGAAAGCATCATCAGTGCCCTCTGACAGCTGGAGCCATTTCACAGGTCTGCCATACAGGAATACCAGGGCAATCTCATTGATGAAAGTCTGGTAGGGGATAGGAATTTTCCACCTCTTACTCCATCTGAGGAAATTGCCTTTTTTGTCAAACACAGCCCGATCCGTGCGCTCCATGATCTTGTGGGTAGAGATCTCAAAATCCCTCAGATTATTTGCAGCCTGGATTGAGCAATCTTTCATCATGCTAATAGCCCTGGAAACATCCTTTGCCTCCAGTAGCTCCGTGAATGTCTGCTGATAGCCTATAGCAGCTTTCACCTCGTTTGCTAAACTGTTAAAAATACCCATATCTTTTAATTTAAGCTGTTGTAAGTCCTAATCTACGTTCTATATCATCTGGTATGTCATACTCATTGTAATCAAACCAGGATCTCATCAGAAACATATCTCTCCAGTCTGGAGATCTGCCTATATCCAGTTTGATCTCAGGCTTTGGTTTCAGCATCAGCCTACCATCATTGTCTGGTTTCCACGTCTGGAGCTGTTCAAGCTCATTGGTGATCTCCTCCTGTTCTGCCTGGCTCACCAGGTCTGCCAGCACTCCTACCTCATTGGCATTGATGTGATCTGCCAGCTTATATCCACACTGTGCCTGTAGATTCTGGTAGTTCTCACCGTTCAGAGGTGCTGAGTTATTTACAAAGCCCTCAATGTCACAGTTATCCACTACACCACCGCCAACACCATCCTCATCAACTATGCACCTGTACCTGGGGATCCTGTATTTCTTCTGGCATCGTATGATATACGTCTGTATGTCTGTTGTCTTAGAGACAGGGAAACACTGGTAATCAATCAGCATCCACCCATCCCAGACACCGATCCTGGCATAGTCAGCTCCGAAACGTGCTATATCACCAGTCAGGTAGTGTATTCCAGTCCTGAGTGCCAGGATATTGCCAAAGATCGCACAGATAGCATCATGGCTACACAGAGCATTTGGGTTATCATCGTATTCCCAGTTACCCTTAAAGAGGCGTTCAAACTTGACCTTATCAGAGGTTGTTTTCAAGCCCTCTATGTAGTCTGGATCAATAAATGGATTCTCCTGTACCAAACATGGTAGGTAAGCCTGGTAGTCTTTCAGCGTGCCAGCTTTCCACGGTCTGTAGAACTCATCATACATCCAGTTCTTTTTAGGGTTACAGGTGATAAAGAGCTTACGTTTCAGTCCGTACTCCTTATTCAGGCATCTGCCTACACGTGTTTTCAGCGTGTCATAGGCACCGAAATTGACCTCACCGCCCTCCTCGATCCATCCACCTGTGAACTCTATAGATCCATATCGCTCATACAGCGGATCGGATGGAATGTATTTCAGATCCAGAAAGTCTATACGTGAGCCATTGTAGAACTCAATATAGTTGTACTGTCCGTTATAGCTCCAGATCTCATCTGGCACTCCGTACCTGGTACATACTTTCTTGAATGTGATATAGGTACTCTGGGTGATACGTTTCAGCTCAGCACGTCCGATAAACCATTTGGTTTCTGGAAAACAGAGGCTCATAAACAGGAGCCAGGCAGCTCCAGTCCACGATTTAGCACCACCAGCAGCACCACCATAAAGCACCTCAGCGTGCTCATCATCCGTTAGCAGATTCAGAGCCTCTTTCTGCTTTTCGTGTTGCAGCCCTCCATCCTTTGTGATAAAGTCAAAGCATCCTCTCTTGAACAGCTCGATCTTTACCTGGAGTGAGGTTGGTAATGTGATCCCCCTGAAACGTGACATACGCTACCCCCCCTTCTCTATCTTTTCCAGGATCTGATTATACTGTAGCAGCTCCTCAGTGGAAAGCATAGATAGATCTTTGGGTGCTGTAGTGATCTGGCTGTCAATCATGCCCTCAATAGTCTGCTTAGGCTGACCAAAGGAACGCTCCAGAACATACTCCAGGGCATCCAGTTTGCCATACCTGATACAGGTATTGATATTGCTCACCAGCATCTGGATCCAGGCTGGTGTTTCCTCGTTAGGCAGTGGCTTACCAGTCTTAGGATCCAGCTTAGTGCTCCTTACCAGAGCCAGGAGCTTTGCTGGTGGCAGCTCGATCAGGGCTTGCATAATGTCCTTGAAATCTTGCTCCTCCAGCTCATGACCTACACTCTCACCAACAACTTTCTTTAGGTACTTATACACCTTGGGCTTTCTGCCTCTGTTCTGAGGCTGATTCTCTGAGGTAAAGCGGTTGCCCTGCTTGTTTCCTTTCTTGAATTTTGTATCTTTGCCCATCCGTTGTTTTCTCGTTGATTGCGTTTACCAAACACATCACCAGGATAAAAAGAAATCAGAGGCTGTTTCCTTGCACTCTGATCCCCCTGTTTACCTGGTAAAGCGTTACTCTCCAGCAGCCTCCTGAGCCTCATACTGGTTAAGGAACCACACCATAAGGCTGTTACCTATCTCATCATAGGCATCCATATCCTCACAGTGCTTGTCTGCCTTGTCGATCACACTTTTCAGAGCCTTACGCTCCTCCTCTGTAGCCTCAGGAGGGAAAAACTCTCCTGCTATGTCCTTTTTCAACACTGCCAGCTCCAGATCAGTGAGCTCAATCTTTACGTTTTTGTTCTGTGAATCCATACTGTTACTTATTTTTTATGTTAAACTTATGTGATTTATATCTGTTTTGCTGTTGTTACAGCTTGTATTTCCTGGCAATTCCGATAGCCTTTTTGGTGTATTTGTCAGAGCGTCCGTGAATACCCTTAGTGATCACCTCAGCCCAGAACTCATCCACGTTTGTCTTACCATAGGTGCCATAGCCCTTTTTCTTCTTATCCTTGCTCCAGTCATGGTAGAGCTTTTGGATCTCCTTACCAGCAGCCCTATGTTTGGTGGAGGTGTAGGAACTCGTCCAGGTAGCGTGAGCCAGCTCATGTGTCACCGTGTGCTGTGCAGCCCTGTTTGTCACGTTCTTAAATCCATTCTCATAGTTGGCTTTCTTGTAGTCAGCCTCAAACTTTTTCTTGGACTGGTCAAAGTGCTTACGTGAAAGATAGATGCCCTTGGATCCGTTGGCACCAATGTATGTTACACCGTATGCTCCTGGGATGTCTGCCAGCTTGATACTCCTCTCCCTTACTCCCATCACTGCCTCATACCTGGAAATAGCACGGTTGATCTGCTTTTCCATATCCCTGTGTTTCATACCGCCTGTAGAGACAGCGGTTTTCTGCATCGTCTGTACCTGTTTCTTGGTAAGACGCTTACCTGTAGATGTAACGGCTACACCGTTGCCAGATCCACCCTTTGCGTAATTGTTTACACCACCTGCGTTTCTTCCCATATTATTAACGATTTAGTTATTACTGTATTGTGGCAAAAGCCTATTCTTTCTTCTTAGCGTTTATAAAGTCTGTCACGTACAACAGATTGTGCTCCTGGCAGAAAGCCTGGATCTCATCACCTCCACCATAGACGATCAGGTTAGGCTGTTCCAGCCCACTGATCTCCTGGGCTACCTTTAGATCCAGTTTAAGGCTCTCCATCCAGCCATCAAGCCCCCTGGTAAAGAAAGCGTTGTAGCCTTTCGGAATACCCATCTTATTGTACTCAATGAACTTGTGGGACACGTTCAGATCGGCATACACCTTAACACCGCACTCCTGGAGATACCTTGCAAGCCAGCGTTTCTTGTAGATCAGTGAAATGCCATAGGCAATAGGTGTCTGGTCATGGCAGCTACAGTTAGGCTCCACAATAGCCTTGCACCCACTCATAATGAGCTTTACAGGATCCTTGAAAAGAGCCTCAAACCTGTAATCATCCACATAGAAATGATACGTTGCCACATCCTTTCTCAGTCTGCTGTTAGCACCCCAGGGTGAAAGAGGTGTTTCCAGGAAACCAGCTTGCTCCTCCAGGAGTAGTGTGGGAATGTCGAAAGGATTGTTTGCTGGGTAGAGCACATCCTTTAGCATGGATCGGTAGAAATCCTCCTTTTCGGCATCCTCCTCACTCTGCTCCTCGTTATCCTCTGGATCATTCTCCTTACCCTTTTTGCCTTTCTTCTTCTTTGGCTCCTCCTCTGGATCTCCTGGATCACCCATCGGCTGTGCCTGAGGAATACCCAGGTAGTCATAATCAGCACTTTTCCAGAAAGGATCAACGTGTAAGGTGTCGTACTTCCAATCACCGTTTTCAATATTATCCCTGGCTATCAGTTCCTGCCTGTCCTCATCAGTCAGATCAGTGTAGAGGATGGTGGGCACCTGAGGCAGTTTCAGCTTGATTGCAGCCTTGTTTCTCTGGTTGCCACACAGGATCAACAGTTTTCCATCAACCTCCTCCAGAGCCTCAGGTCTGTGCTCCCAGAATCCATTGGTACGGATGCTATCAACCAACCTCGCAAAATCCTCCTTAGAGATCTTACGTGGGTTGTGGGGATGCTGGTGTAGGTCTTTCGGATCCCTGTATATGATCTTTCCTGCTTTCATGCTCACGCCTCCTATTCTACAGGTATTTCAGGTGCATTCGCTGGATCTTTCACTCCAGGGAATATCTCACAGTTAGCCTTTCCCTCATCAGACGGTTTGAAAGTTCCGTACTCATCAGGTACGTTGCAGATTTTTCGGATCAGCTCAGCACGCTTTACCAGGTGCCAGAGCGTCTTATCCACGTACACCAGGATATTGTCATTGGCATCTGTACCAATGGCATAGAAACGTCCTCTGTAGTCGATAGGGCAACTGACAGCACCATACACCACCAGGAAAGTCTGGCAACAGGCAGTGACGGTAGCACGCCTATTCCAGCCACCATTGATATAGATGTCTACCTGATCTCCCTTAGCTGGGTAGGTGGTAGGCATCATATTATCCAGGATGTATCTGCCTATAGTGATATTGAGCCCCAGAAACCATGAAATGGTAAAGATGGACAGCAGAATGATAATAAAAATCGTTATAGCCATAACTGTTTACTTAGTGAATATCCGATTGCAAAGATAATAAAATTCTGTGTTCTATGAACACATTTTATAGTTTTTTTTTTATTCAAAAGCCAAAAACAAGCATTGTAGCGTCTCTGGAGTGCTCATTTGTGCGCTTTTTCCACCCTGTGACAGCCTGAAAACGCTCTGAGGTGTACTTTGTCATTCCTCCCTTAGGTGGTACCATCTGGTACTCCACTCCCAGGTCTTTGAGATAATCATCCCAGATCTTAGCGTCTCGCTTGATGGAGCCAGCTCCCTGTAGCACGTTTTCCTCCTCTCCTTTCCTGGAGTATTTCTTTTCAAACCACTTACGCTGCCTGGCATCCTCAACTCTCACAATGAGCCTGGTACCAATGTCAGCACACTTGTTTTTCCACTCTTTCACCAGAGCCATAGCCTGGTGGATCATCATACAATCAACCAGGAGGAGGGTGCGCTGCCTGTTATCCCAGACAGCAACACCTGTATTCACGCCTGTATCTATTCCGATATAGATCATTCCTTTGCCTCCTGCTTTTCCTCTGGTACATCCTCCTGGATAGAGCCAGGCATTTCACAGAGCTGGATCCCTTTGAGGGTGTTACGCTCCTCCCTGGATGGATAGAACTGTACCATCATACAGTAGTCAGGAATGTACTTATCCCTCACCTCCTGGATGATCGGTAGGGTGATCGGATTATCACCGCTGTAGATATGTACCATCCAGAGCTCGTTTTCCCTGGTGACGGTAACGATACAGTACCGATGGAGGAAAGTACCCTGTTTGTACTCACCAAACACATCCACCACCTCAGGCTCTCTGTCTGCTGTTTCCTGGAGCAACTTGATCAGCCCAGCGTTCAACAGGTGCTTACGCTTAGCGAAATACGGTGGATATACCACTTTGTTTGTCTGAGTAACACCAGCCTTTTCCAGAGCTTTGTCTTGCTCCATTAAGGCGATTTCTTTCATTTGTGCTTTTTTTGCTTTTCCCATAACTATTGATAATTAAATATTACATTTTTTAAGTCCTTTCAATATGTGAGCTATCACATCTACAGTCCATCCGTTACCAATCACTTTCTTTCGTTGTGCAAGCGGAATGCCCTCTGTATATCCATCTGGCAATGTCTGTAGTCGCTCATATTCTGTTATATTCAGCTCCACCAGGTTTCCCTGGTAAATATAGCCATAATTGCATCCTGTATTGAGGGTGTTGGTCTTACCTTTCGACACTCTGCCTCTTCTGGTCTTGCTGTTTGGCATTTCCAAATTTACACAGTCACCATCCTCTGCAATCATATAGCCTTGTTTTGTGGCATTCCTGATATAGAATTTTCCGCCGTCGATCTTAATTACTACAGGGTTGTTATTGATATTCTTTCTTACCCCCCCCACGAAGATTTTAGACACCGTAATGCCTTTGTCTTGGATTTCCTTATCAAAGGGGATGTTAGTCCAGTACAGCCTCTGTCTTTTCTGTGCTGAGAACATAGTACTGTCTATCATCACAGGTGCAACACCCAGTAAATCCGAAATATGATTTTCCCATTCCTTTTTCATCACCACGTTTTCCAGCAGAAAGTATCTCGGATTAACATCCCTGAGCACTCTCACGTACTCATAGAAAAGTCCACTCTTACCGTCAAATCCGCTATTGTCACCAGCTCTACTGAATGACTGGCATGGTGAACCTCCTATTAACAAATCTATCTCAGGCAGAGACTTTCCATCCAGCTTTGTAATGTCACCCAGCCTGATAATGTCAGGATAGTTGGTTTCACTTACTTGGATAGCATATTTATCTATCTCAGAGGCATAATATTCCTTGAACTGAATACCAGCACGCTCCAGAGCGATTCTGCCACAGCTAATCCCATCAAACAAACTCAGAACTCTATTCATAATTACATCTCATGTGTTGCGTTATACATTCACCATCATAGTACTCACAGGCACGGCATTTAGGACTGAGAATAGTAACACCTGGCTTGTAAGGGCACGGTGTCACATATTCCCTACCTATGCTGTTAGGATCATGCCTGGAGTAGTAACTGAGGATCTTCATTATTTACCAGGTTTATTCAGCGATTTATACTCACGCACAGCCTTATTCAGGCTCTCATGCTTATCCAGGAGCTTTGCCATCTGGTCTATGTCGATCACGTTATCACCATCCAGGTAAGCCCAGAGGGTACGCAAAGCATCCGCTACAGATTTAGCCTCCTTAGAGGTTTTCAGGGCATTCAGCACCTCCTTATTGGTTGCAATGGATCTACCCTCGCTCTGTGCTGACTTAACGGCTGATCTGGCTGCTTTCACCTGTTCCTGTTCTGTCTCATAGCTGCCAGCGATCTCCCTTGCAGCCTTGACACTCAGCTGACCACTCACGATCTTTTCCTGTAGCTCTGATGGCAGATCCAGCAGAGAAAGACACTTACTGATGAAAGCTGGGCTTTTCTTGAACTTGTCAGCTATCTGTACCTGGCTGTAGCCAAACTCATCCTTGAAACGCTGGAACATAATGGCACATTCGTACTCAGTGAATTTCTTTCCCTCGTTTCTCATCATCTGCTCAATGTACAGATCCTCAGGCTTAGCATCCTTTGGAGCTTTGAGAGCCTTGATATAAGGAATCTCAGCACCCTCACTGATAGCCAGCATAGTTGCACGGTAACGCCTCTCACCATCCACCAGCTTGTAACGCTCCTTACCATCCACCTTATAGGGGATCACTGTTATTGGGTTAAGTACACCCTGAGCCTTGATCTGTTCTTTGAGCTCATCCAGATCAAACTCACGTCTTACATTGAAACCATCCTGGATGTCAATGTTTCTCGGATCTATCCAGAAGAGATCCGTTCTTTTCGTTGCATTTGTTTCCATAGAATTACTGTTAATCGTTAATATGCTTTTTGATATACTCTCTACATCTGATAGCCTTACCACGTATGGTAGCAGCCATGTGTGACACGTTACCTGTTGTGATCCTCTCACAGAGGCTTGCAATATCCTTAAACCAGCCTTTGGCTTTCTCCAGGAGCTCATCATCTTTCTCTCCGAACTCATCCAGGTATTCCACGCTGTTCTTTGCCAGCCCTCTGATCATAGCGGAATCGTGGGAAACATTCCCACTGGTTAGCTTTCTCGTTTTGTCTGCCACATCATCAAACCATAAAGCAGCAAACTCTCTATTAGTCAATTCTGCCATTTCTTAATATCTGAAATCTGTTAATTGTATCACCTTACCCTCAAAGGTATTGTCATTATAGAGAGGAGTGCCGAAAAACCATGCCACAAAATCCTCTACACTCAGCCCATCATTCTTTGCCAGCTCCTCTACTGGTACTTTCTTACCATCCACCCATGCCTGAGGCAGCTCATACTCGCTGGAGTATGTCATGGTGATCTTTTGCAGCCCTATCTTTTCCCTCTCTCCCAGGATCGTCTGTGAGGAGTTGTAAGGTCTACCATCCCATTCTCTCATACTGAGGTACTTTCTGCCTGAGTTGATAGCCTCAGCACACTTATCCCACCAGCCTTTGGCATCGGATCTGATAGTGTGGATCTTTGTGCCAGCTTCCAGCTTATCACTAAACCCTGTAGGCTCACCTACCTTAGGATGACCTGGAGGAAATTTCTTTGAAAAGGTGATAATCACCTTGCGTTTTTGCTCTTTCTGTGTCATACGAATTTGCCTATTTACTTGGTTTATTTATTCTGTAGCTGCCATTTGTGTAGAAAAGCCTATCAAACATTTCTTCCATGCGATCGTAAACCCTCCTACCATACCTTGTACCAAAATCACGATCTCCCAGATTGCTTGTGGCTATGGTAAACAGCCTGTTATCATATCTGTAATAGAGTAGTTCCGTCACTGGCGAAAACTCATTGCCCCAGTTTTTCACTGTCTCTGGCTCTACACCCAAATCATCAATAAAGAGCATTTCTTTTTGCTTGATTTGTGACAGATAGCCAGGATCTGTTGCCACCTTGTTTGCCAGATCAAAAGCAGATACCATTACAACACCTTTTCGATCCTCATAGGATGTGCCTGCGTTGCCATATAGAATACCTATAAGCGTACATACAGACTTTGCAAGGGTAGTCTTTCCTGATCCTATAGATCCGTACAGCAGCAGCCCATACCGTCTGCCAGAACAAAGCCACTTAGCTACTTTATGAATTTTCTCATTTGTAGGCTCATCCGAAAGGAAATCCATGCCTCTCTTTTCAACCTCAGACTTATAGCACATAAGCAGCATTTCCTCAACGGTTGTAGGATCGTATTCGTCAATTCTAAAGCGTGTCCCTGCCACTCTCCGATCCAGGTTGGCTTGTAGCCATTGCACTAATTTTTGCTCCATTGCGTATTAAATCTTCATTGTAACGATCTACCACCCAGGTAAGGATGGCTCTGTAATCACTCTTATAGCGTTTGCCCTTAGCTCCTTTATAGTTATCCAGGATCTCAATCATACGCTTTGCTGGATCCTCTCCAAACTGTTCACAGAGCTTTGCGTACTCATCCCTGGTAAGGGTGACAAACTCAGCATACTTGTATTTCTTAGCCCTTGCAGCCTTTTCCGCTTGCCCTGGTGTCAGAGGTGGTGGTGTGTCTGCTGGTATATCCAGAGGGATCACTGGCTCTGTCACCTTTGGCTTTCGTTCTACAGGCTTTCTGTCAAACACCTTAGACTTTGTAGAGCTGCCACCTTTCAAGCCAGCCTCACGCCTTTTCTGGCTTATCTCAGCATCCCTTACCATCCTCCTACTGTAGATGGCTCCATCCTCACGCACAGCACACACACCACCAATGATCAGGCGATCCAGCCAGGTATCAGATCCAGAGGCATCATTACCCAGCATACGCAAAATCTCATCCTGGGTGTATATGTCACCGTTAGGCTTTACCATCACGCCACGCTCCACGCTCTCCCACATATAGCATAGCATATCCATCCATAAGCCCCTTATGTCTGGAGGCAGCACTTTCAGCTCTGGGCATCTTAGCCAGTCTGCTGTGTCGAAAGGCATCATCTGTTGTTTATTCTTAGCCATACTACTTGCTTTTAAGCCTGGAGGATAGGAGAGCCCCACCCTCCAGGGATTGACAGTGTTATTATTTCTCCATGATAGCGATCTCTGGAGCAATCTCACGGATCGCATCCAGCACCTCATCAATGCACTTATCACGATAAGCCTCTACCTCATCGTTAGCACCTGGAGATACCAGCTGGAGCACACATTCACCATCCACCACATAGTGATCAAACTCAACCTCAATCACGGATTTAGGCTGACCACGGAAAATAGGAATGTTTACCTGGAAAGACTTAGGCAGCTCACTCTGCACAACCATCTGGAAAATGTCTGAACGGCTACCAGAGGAATCACGTACTTTCTCTATGTTACTCTGTACTGTAGCCTTAAACGATTTCAGCCCAGATACCAGCTTAGCCCACTGGTTACGATCCACGTTAGAAATACCACGATTAAGACGCAGGAACTGTCCCAGACGATCAGGTACCCATCCCTCAGTAGGATTGTTGATCTTCGTTTTCTTGAAGATCTCAGTGAACTCAACCTTACCAGTAACGGTGCCTTTCAGGTACTCATCATTCTCATTGACAGTAAGGGTGATCATCATTCCCTCACGATCTACAATGATATTGGCACGTTTCTGATCAATGGTATCAACACGCTTTTCCAGCCAGTCCTTAGGTGTGGAGATTACGCCCTCGATCTTTGTCTTGATCGGCTCCTTAGTTGGCAGTGGATTTGCTGCTTTTGCAGCCTCTCCCTTACGGATGATCACCTCAACAGGCTTTTCACCTGTATAGTTCTGGATGTTTACACATACGGATTTCTCCATGTTTGTCATTTCTTCTTGCATAGTTGTACAATTTTGAAAGTTGATTATTGAATGTTATTTATCCCTCAGTTCCATTTTGGCGGATAGCCTGGAACATTGTGCGCTGTCTCTCCTCAGGTGTCATATCACGCTCCTCAACCAGATAGCCATTGGTATCATAGAAACCAACCTTTCCGATCTCATCAAACACAAACTTGAACGTGTCACCCTGGACTTGCTCACCGCCTTGTTTGATCTCATCCAGGATTGCATCCTGTCTCTCTTTGAGAGGCTTGATCTTTCCTTTCAGATCAGCGGAAACCTCTCTCAGCTCCTTTTCAAGGGCACTCTTTTTCATGCCGACCTCACAGTACTCAGCATTCTTAGCTTGCTTTTCCTCTGTGCTGAACTTTCTGGTGTAGAACTTTTCCACAATCTGATCACAGCTGTCACGCATGATCTGTTCTCTTTTCTCCATCGGATCATCTGGTAACATGATCTCAGGAACTCTTTGTTTTTCTTTTGCCATAATTCACTTAGTTTATTTGTTGAAATAAAAATCTCCCACAGTGAAATTGAATGCCAGGTACTCAGCCCAGAGCTTGATAAACTGCTGACCAAAGTAGATAGCTTTTTCTTCTGTTTCCTGGCACAAGCGGAACCCAATATGCGCATCCGCACCCGAGGAACGAGAATGCGCACCCAGATAACCGAAACCAGCACCCGCACCAGCATGCGCACTCGCAGACAGGAGGGCACCATTGAACTCATCCTTACGATCCTCTATCTCCTGTTTAGTCCATAGTGCAAACCAGGGGTACCACATAATGGTGCTGCCCTCAGCATCAGGCTTAGGCTCCCAGTTCTTTCCCCAGAGGGCACGGCTGATAGTTTCCAACTTAATAAGAGCCTTGATGTGGTCTGGCATTGTTATGGGGATGCTACCTACATTCGGATCAGCAGATAACTCCACCATAGCCAGGGTATCAAAGTTCATGGGCTTGCAACCCAGTGCTACACAGGCATCCTCATAGGTCTTGATAGACTTGTAATCATCCAGGTTAGGCTTATTCTCTGGCTTGCAGAAAAGAGCAGCCAGCACGTCTTTCACCTCCTGAGACTTAGCAGCATCCATAGCAGCCTTAACCTCTACATCAGTAACGATAATTTGCTTACTCATTTTTCTAATTCTTTTAGTGTATTCAACTTTTTTATGATCTTTCTCACGATACGGATTGCATTCTGTACTCTCAGGCTCTGACCTGGTGGTACGCTGTCTATGATCACTGGCACCAACCGTATCAACTCTGATACCAGGTTATTTGCTATTAGTTTCATTGGCTCTAAGCATCCAGTATTTATCAGGATCAGGTATTTTCACATTCAGGAACTCATCAGCGTACTGCCTCAGCTTTTCGCAATAGGTGGAGAAAGTAACGGTGTCCATCTTTGCAGTTGATGATGGAAACTTGATGATCTCACCTGTCTCTCTGTTCACAACCTCATCAGCTGTCATCTGTGCCTTGAAAAACTCATGGATCTGTTCCACGCTTGTAAACTCCCAGCCAGCATCTATCATTGCATCCAGCAGCATAGGGTAGATACATCCCCACAGCCATCCGTTCTGATCGTTGGATCTGGGCTTACGCACTTTCTTTACCTCTACCAGGTAAATTCCATCCAGAGCCTGTACAAACCACACATAGAGCTTATTCAGGTTAAAGAGTCCGTTAGCCTTTTCTATGATCACCTTAGCGTTACTCATCGTACAGCTCCATCTGTTTTCTGAGTGCAACACTTACCTGGTGGATAGCACCCTCACGGCTCTCCAGGGATGCTATATACTCAGCCATTTCCCTTTTCGTTGTGGCTATGTAGTAGCCCTCGGAGGTAGCGATCACTCCAGGCAGCAGGGCATTCACCCTGATATGGTTTATCACTTTGCGCAACCTGGCATTGTCAATCTTATAGCCAGCCAAACGCATCTTAGCACAGATCTCACTGTTTTTGATAGCACGGTCTTTGCCGATCTTCATAGACAGTCCACGTACAATCTGGGGGGTGAGCGTGTTAAGCTCATACTCAGATAGAGGCTTAGTTTCATTTGTAAATCCGTTAATCATAATTCCTATAGCTTATTTAACTCAACTGTCAAACCTGGGAAAGCAGCATAGGTGGGCTTACCTGTGAGAGCTTGTATCTCGCTCACAAAACGCTCCTCATCGGCATTGTTTCCTGACAGGTGGATCAGCACCACCTCAGCCACTTTCGACAGGTCATTACGGCTAAGAAAAGATTTCGTTGATGCAAACTCCAGGTGTGACTTTGCCAGACGTGCCACCTGGCTCTCATCGGTACGGTGCTCCTCGATAGCACGTCTGAGGGCATCCACAGAGTAGTTACATTCGATCAGTACATGATTGAGCCCTGGAATGGTGTAGTCAAGCTCACAGGTATCTGTAGCAAACATCATCAGCCCCATATCTGGATGCTGGATCAGATAGCCAACACATGGTACATCGTGTGACACATTGAAAGGCATTACCAGGAAATTGCCCATCTGGTACGTCTTACCACTTTCCGCTGTCACAGCATGGGTACCAGAGTAACCCTTTGCCATCCATACCTCAGGCAGTGCCAGGGTGTGGAAAAGATCAGCGTACTTTGTTATGTGCCCAGCATGATCATTGTGCTGGTGGGTAACGATACATCCTGAGACTTTACGGATGTTGAACTTTAGGGCTTTCTTAGCCTCTTTGACGTTCACGCCACACTCCAGGATCAGAGCCTCATTGCCATTATCCAGGATGTAACCGTTACCCTTGCTTGAACTACCTAATACTGTCAGTGTCATAGCAGCACGTTTTAATATCCAGGATTAGGAGCACTGGCTGGAGCTGGTTGGCTTGTTGCAGCCTCACCGATCTGCACAGCACCCTCGCTACTCATTGTAAGCTGTTTCTGATCATCCTTAACCTCTGTAGCATCAGCCCACTCCTCGCTACGCATATCATCAGCGATAGCAGTTTGCATTTCTACAGACAGGTAGCCGAACTTGCTCAGCAGATTCCTTACCACGGTCTTAATACCCATTGAGTGGAAATTACCCAGCCAGCCTACTGTCTTATTATCGTCTGTAGATACTGGCATATCTGCCAGGGATTTCAGCTGATCAACTGTAATCTCCTTTTTCAGCCCCTTAGAGTACCGCTTAGCATGGTTAGCCATCTGATCCACTGTCATGTACAGCGTCTTAGCAAATCCGTTAAGCAGCTCAAAGTAGCAGAAATAACCGATCACCTTATCGGATTTCTTATCACCATCAAAGGCGATCTCTCCTGTGAGCTTGCTTACCTTACGCACCTCACCTTCATAGACTACATCAGCATTGAGGGTACGATACTGACCTGTACGCATAGCCAGCTGGATATATCCTTTGTAGCCCAGCTGGAAAGTAGGCTCCAGCTTTTTCTCCCAGATCTTCTTACCATCCTGTCCGATCATGTCACGTCCATACTCATCCTTTTTCGGATAGCTGTTATAGTAAGGGATGATATAGGCGAATCCCAGGGACTTATTGATAGGCAGGTGGAGCACAGCAGCTTTCAGAGCCTCTGCCACAACCTGGGTAGGGTTACACTCTCTCAGCTTACTGTCTGAGTTGAAGAGGTCGATCACTGAGGCTATGAATGAGGGTGCTGCCTTACCCATAGCGTTCTTGAATTGTTCCTGTACGCTATCAGCATTCAGGACTTTTTTCAGTTCCAAAGTCTTTTCATTGACTTTCGGAGCTGGCACAGCACCACTATTGGCTGGTGCTGGAGCTTGTACATTGGTTTGCTTATTGTCTGCCATAGTTGTTATTGAATTGAAAGTTGTTTATCAGTTGTAACACACAGGAGGATCTTCTGGCTGGATGTTTCCATCACATTGTTCACGCTCTCAGCGTTATCCACGAAAATAGGAGCATTCACGCCCTTGGACTTGCATATTGCATTGATAATATCCAAGCCAGCGTTGATCTTACCAGCGTTATTCACATCAGGATATGGTGTACCGTTCACTGTGCATACACAGGTTAGCTTTTCACCACCATTGAGCTGTGACGATACGAAAGAGAAAGAAACGAGCTTGAAAAGGTCATTGATACGTCTCAGCAGCTCAGCATCCTTAGCTTTCTGGAACTGGAGGCAGTCAAACTCCCATTTCTCCAGATCTGCCACTTTCTCATTGAGCTTATCCCTTTGCTCCTCCAGCTCCTTGATCTCCTTATTGGCACGATCCAGGATAGCCTTTTGCCCTAAACGCTGGTTGATGGTAGCGATCTCACCATTGATACGTTCCTTATCGGCTTTGGCAGCAGAGTTATCTGCCTCTGGCTGATCACCAGCAGGATCCTTGATCACGCTCAGCTGGTTTTGCAGTTCTGTGATCTCGTTTGCCAGTCCGATCAGTATCTCATCCTTTTTCTCTATCTCCAGATAGTCAGGAGCTGGTATAACAGCAGCTGTGATACTGTCACGCTCTGCCTGGGTGGTCTGGATTTCCTTACTGATACGCTGGTACTCAGCATCCTCAGAGAGGGCTTTGTTATAGTCAGGAACAGCTGGAACACTTGCACGTGCTGATACCAGATCCCTGTTGAGCTCTGTTAGCTCATTCTCAGAGTTGGTAATATCGCTGTCAGCCTGTTTCAGCTTATCATCCTTATCCTGGAGTGTCTTACGCTGTCTCTCCAGGGTGGTGTTGAGGTTATCCAGCTTTTCCCTGGTAGCCTTACCCTTTTCCTGGTTAGCCTTGATCCTCTCAGCCTTTTTGCTGTTGAAATTAGCCTCCAGTTCCTGACGTTTTGCCTCCAGATCATCCATATCAAGCGGACGCTTACAGGTAGGACAAACCATCTGGGCAGGATCCATGATAAACTCCTCAGCATAGATCTTTTGGAACTCAGCACGAAGATCAGAGATCTCACCCTCCTTTTCCTTGATGGTAGCCTCTGTGTCACTCACATTTTTCTGGGCATCGAGCACATCAGCCTCCAGGCTACTCTTATTGCCTTTGAGACGGTTGATCTCCTCTTGCTTAGCCTTGATCTTTACCTCCAGGTCTGCCACTTTCTTTTTGGCATCCTCATAGGAACTGCCAATAGCCAGCTTAACCTCACCCTCACGCTTGATCAGCTCAGCTTTCTTATCGTTGATCTTACGTGTGTACTCATTACGATGTGAGGCAGCAGCATTCTCAGCCTCCTGGATGTCAGTATTACGCTTTTTGTCTGCCTCCAGGCGCAAAGCGTTCTTACGGTTGCTCTCCTCCAGTTTCTTGCTGTTGATCTGTGTCTGGAGAGAGTTACGCTTTTCGTACACCTCAGCATTCTGGGCTGATCTGTCATTAGCCAGGATAGCATCCACCTTTTCCAGCTCCTTTTTCTTAGCCTCCAGGTCTTTCTCCAGGGCACCCCAATCCTCATCGGCTGGTTTCAGTTTGGCAGCAGTCTCTATCTTTGTAGGAATCAGAGAAAGCTCCTCGTTACAGGCACTTTTCTTAGCCTTGATCTCCTTAGCCTTTTCCATGATAGTAGTACCCTCCAAAGCAGCCAGGAACTCAGCATACTCAGGTTTCAGACGTGCCACATCCTCATCAGTGACGTTGCCAGCCATATCCTGGAGCATTTCTTTCTGTTCCTCTGGTTTCAGTGATGGAAAATAGAAAGGGTTGGTGATCATACGAAACACATTCTCTGGAATGATTGAGCTGATCTTAGCGTCATACTCACGCTTTGTAGGGATTTTTACATCATTCACGTAGAAAAGCGTCTCATGGTTTTTCAGTACCTCAGTGGTGGTGCCTGTAGGCTTTTCCCACTTTTCACGATACATACGCTTTAGTTTAAGCTCTTTCCCATCAACATCCAGGATAGCTGTCACAGAGTGCTCCTGTTTCAGGATAGGATTACCCTGGGCATCCAGTGTCTTGATGTTGAAATTGGAATCGGATCTGTTAGTGCTATCCTTACCGAACAGCAGCCACGTAAAGGCATCAAAGACAGTGGTCTTACCAGTGCCATTGTCACCTCTTACCATTGTGGTACCTGGATTGAAAGAAAGCTCAACGTCACGTGCTCCCTTGAAATTCACCAGGTGTAGATTCTTTAGAATAATTCCCATAGAAATACTATTTATTTATTGATAAACTGATTAAGTCTCTCTGACTTGTCGAGTGCAAGCAGCTCACTCCTGGAATACAGGAGCTTTGATCTCGTTGCAACCCCCATCCTCTCAGGTGTGATCATGCCTCTGGCTCTCCACTCCTTTACCCTGTGTTCCTGAAATAGCCTGTAAGCCTCTCTCTGGGATATAAGGTCTTTGGCTGGTGCCTGTGTCCTGATATAATTTGCCACGCCCAGCTCTGCCATATCCATGCAGAGGGTTTTCAGCTCATAGAGTTCCAGAGTGATAGCCATTACTTACCTCTCTTTCTCAGAATGTACTGTTTTACACTCTCTCCGTATTGATCATCGGTGAAAAGCACCCAGGCAAAGACAGCTGCCATCAAGCCAAAGAAAACATTGTGACCTGTGCTGGTAGCAATACCTGTGATGATAGCAGCTATAGCGAAAACTGTTGCTATAGCACACTGGATAGCGTTTGAAAATGTTACTTGTTTCATGATCGGTGTTGCATTTAAGTGATTAAGAAAATAATTCATCGGCTGGAACACCCAGCTCCTTAGAAATAATCGAGAGTTTCAGGGCATCTGGCTTTTGTGTGCCATATACCCAGCAGCGTACCGTCTGCTCAGATACCATACAGATCTTAGCCAGACGCTCAATCCACACCGTTTTTGGTGCTCTACCAGCCCTGGCTGGCAGTGAATCGTAGATTTCTCTAAATTTGCTCTTTGCCATTTTTAACATATTATTTCTGTGTTTTACAAACATATTTTTGTATATTTGTGCCCACAATGTTACTTATCGAGTGCAAATATACAACAAATTGTATTACAACCAAAACATTTAAGACAGAAAGTGTATTATTTTAACGATTTTTAAGACAGTATTGTATTGTAACGTGTTTTATGGATAAGACAGAAAGATTCAGTAAGGCGTATATGTATTTACAGAATATGGGTACATTCCGCAACCAGACAGAGGCAGGGAAAAAGAGTGGGCAATCTCGCTCCAATATCTCAGCAGCACTTAATGGAAAGGAAAGCATCTTAACAGATAGCTTTCTGAGAAAATTCAATAAGGCTTTTGGTAGTCTTTTCTCTGATGAGTGGCTTATTGATGGAATAGGTGAAATGCTTAAATATCCAGAAAATAGCACCCCTATAGTAAACAACCAGGTAGGAAATGGTAATCACTTTAATAGTGATATGACAGTAAACCAGTTTATGGTTGAGCTTGCAGCCCAAAGAAAGCTCACAGAGAAAGCACAGGAGCAAATGGATAGACTTATTACAATAATCGAAAAACTAAAGAGTTGATATGGAAAGGTACTACAGAATGGTGATCGAGCTATACAAGCAGATCGTGAAAGATGGGATTGTGGATCATAGCAGGATCCTGGAGGTAAAGAAAGCTATTGCAAGCGCACAGACTGAGGCAAAGATCTTAGGAAAGCCCCAGGAGGCGTTTACTCAGTTAATGAATGATCTTAATTTTCTTTCGGTATGAATACGGATATAACTAAAAAAGTGATGGAGCGTTTCTACAGTGCTCTGGATGCCATCATAGCCAAAGGTGACATCAGAGGTGTAAACACATACTGTAGGCTCTATGATATAGACAGGAGGAATTTCCTGGCACAAAGAAAGGATCTGGATAGAGGATGGTTTCAAGTTTCCTGGCTCCACCCTATGGTGAAAGAATACGGTGTTAGTGCTGAATGGCTACTAACAGGATCAGGTAGAATGTTTAAGGTACAAAACAAAGAGTAGTTATGAAAAAGCTGTTTATATTATTATTTGCTATTTTATCTTTTTCTTTTGTGTATGCCCAGAAAGGCACAGCAAATTATTTGAGTGAAAAGAGAGGGTTTAAGTGTTTCAAACTCGGAGCACCTATTTCTATCTATAAAGACATTGTTACACCAACTAAAGACAATCCAAATACATATTCTGTAACTGACAGTACATTGTTTACTATAGGCAATGATATTAAACTGAGACACATTTTTATAAAAACTTTCAATGATTCTGTCTATTCTGTATCACTAATGGCTAAGCCTGAGTATCGCTACAAAATAAAAAATGTATTGATAGCAGCCTTTGGAGCCTGGAGTTTTCAACCTAATAAATACATCGAAAGATATTACTGGGTAAGCAGTGATCAGAAAATAGAACTGCTGTTAGATTGTAATTACAGGCAATGGTGTATCGTTACATACAAAGATCTTGAAATTGATCTCAAAAAAGGTAAACTTGATTTTATGAAAGATAAAAAGGCAGCAGACGATCTTTAAGAATTTGCCCATCTTAATCAGGTGGGCATTTCTTTTGTTCTTTCCCCACACCCCTATTTCATATACATATTCTTTCTCTTTTATATATTTTCTCTTATTCTTATTATATATAATATATATACCCCCAGATAACTTAAATTTAATTTTGCTTAGGCAAACGGCTTTTTTTGCTTAGGCAAAATGAAAAAATTTGGTCTTGATTATCAGATAGTTACGATTTTTGCTTAGGCAAACGGCTTTTTTTGCTTAGGCAAATTTAATTTTGCTTAGGCAAAAGTGCAAGCAAAACGTAAGCAAAATGGTAAGCAAAATTAAAGCAAAATACGTTTGCTTAGGCAAATTAGAAATTTTGCTTAGGCAAAATGAAAAATTTGCTATCTGATTATTAGATACTTACAAAATTTGCTTAGGCAAAACATTATTTTTGCTTAGGCAAAATTGGATCCTTGAAACACCTCTTTATCTTCACCAGGTTAAGTACTTTCCTGTTGGCTTTATCTATAGGATCCCAGCTCTTTCTGATATAGGTATCTGTGATCTTCGTCTCATCATCCACATGGTTGAGAGCTGTGTGTACAGTCCACTTATCCACTCCAGCATCATTCTGTGCTATGGTTGCCCATGTGTGTCTGGCAGAATAGAAATCCAGCTTATCCATCCCCAGATCCTCAGCAATCTTTTTCATGCCATAACCGATAGCCTTATGTATGGTGCTCATTGAGGAGTACATCCTGTAGAACTTGAACACTCTCTTACCAGACGGATCTCTGTACTTATCAACCAGCTCCTGGATCTCAGGCTGGATCTTGATGGAGATCCTGGCACGATCAGCCCTCCTGTTTTTGGTTTTGGTACGCTCATAGGTAATCCTACCTCCTTTGCAGTCCTCGCAGTAGTACATATCCACCAGATTCATTCCAACCAGGGCAAAACTCAGGATAAACAGATCCAGGGCAAAGTTGTACCTGTTGGTGTTAGGATATGGACTGGTGATGTATTGCAGATCCAGCAGCTTTCTCATCTGTTCCAGGGTAAGAGCCCTTTTCTCTGGCACTGGCTCCTTTGGCAGATCTATATGTGAGAAAGGAGAGTTTGGGATCCTGATTACTCCAGCATCCTCATCATTGAACTCCTTTTTTGCCATGTTATGTATTGCCCTCAGCTTTGAAAGATAGTTGTGAGGCGCAAACCCTTTCGTGCATCTACCCTTATCCAGGATCCAGTCAGCCCAGGATCTGAGCATCTTAACAGTCACCTCCTTAATGCTCACCTTATCCCTACCCAGGAACTTGATAAGGCTGTTTATAGCCACCAGGTAGGTCTGGGCGTTACCCTCATGCCCTGTTTCCTGGAGCCTCCTGATATGCTGCCTGGTGTACTCGACAATATCCAGATCCCAGTGCTCCTCCAGAGGCTTTTCAATGAAAGCCACCACCTCATCAACGGTCATACCCTTAATCCTGGTACCCAGCTGATCACACCTGTAGCGGTACTGCCTGATAAGATCCTCAGTCATATCAATGTACCTCTGGTTTTTCAGTTTCAGTGATCTGGTAAGATCATCCTTTGTCACGTACCAGGGAGTAGCCAGGTATCTCTTACGCTGGTTTTGCGTTACTCTGATCTTGATGTTATAAGTGCCATCAGCCTTTTTCTGATGGGCATACACCTCTGCCTTGAATGTTGCCATTTTGCTGCCTGTAGAATTATTGTAGAACTTTCCGCAGCAAAATTACACAAAATTTGCGGATTTTGATTGTTTATTTTTGGAAAATTGTACCCCCGATGAGAATCGAACTCATATCTCAGCTTTAGGAGAGCCGTGTTCTATCCATTGAACTACAAGGGCTTAGAGCTATATATAACTATCTAAAAAATCTTTCTGTACCATACCACTGCCTCTGAATGTGGATAGAGCTTAGGAGAGACTGGTTACATACCATGATTCTCAGTTACTTACGAGGTTTTTCTACTTTTTTGTAGAATATTTGTAGCATTTCTGCTGATTTTGCGAAAAAAGCACCCCTCTCCAGGATCTGGATTAGGGTGCCAATGCAACACCGATGTTTCAGATCGGTGGTGCAAAGATACATACTTTTTCTTAATCATCCAAATTTACTGAGTAAAAAATAATCCGCACTGACCTCACGGCTGGCACGGATCCACAGTATAGTAATTCTACAGAAAGCTATTTTTTCAGTTCAATATACTCAGAGTAAACGATCCTGTTATATGGATTCTTACTTACGATCTCCTGTCTGATAGCTTTGCAACCAAACCTGAAAAACAGGAAACGCTTAGGCACTCTGTGTACTATCTGTAAGATTGTGTCGGTTGTGTTCACTGATAGATTCACTTTCCCACTGTCTATTACTCCAGAGATCTTTGCCCACGGAGGATCATTCCAGGAGAATGTCTTTAGCGTATCTACCAGGTGAATCTCTGGCACATACCTGATACTGTCTTTGATGTCTGTCTGGATCTCTATATTACCAGTGGTGGAGGTCTGTGACACTGATTGCAGCCTTTTCAGCTTTATCCCCAGCGTCTTTGCCTCCTGGCACACATCCTGGTAATGCTTATCCAGCTCATTGTACGTCAGCTGTAGCCTGAGCACAGAGGCAGCACTTTCCCCAGCCTCTGTTTGGTACAGCCTCACCTTATCAACCAGAGCCTCCTGGTTATCCTGGAGCCTCGTTTTCTCTTTGTTAGCCTCTACCAGGCTCTGTGCAAGAAAGGCACTGATAAGAAACAGCACCACGCACGTAATAATCAGATACTTTTTCATGCGAATTTAATTGTTTTAGGTGGAACGGTGTTAGTTGTGAGCGATCCGTACTGGATGCTGTTCAGCCTCCTCAGCCATCCATTCAGGAATTTCTTGTTAGCAGGTCTACTCACGCAAATATCTCTCAGGTATTGCTCTCTCCTTTTCTGGAGCTTAGCAAAGAACGTCTTAGGATCCTGTGCGTTCAAGGCAGCAAGTGTCTTTTCACCCACGATGCCATCAGCCTTTACACCCAGCATGGACTGAGGAATGGTAATACCGTACTTTCCGCTACCCCATACCCAATCTACCAGGGTGTTAGCAATAGACTGATCCAGGATCCTGTCACCTTTCCAGCGATTCCAGAAATTCTTTCTACAGATCTCCATAGCATCAGCTGGAGTGATCAGTTTCAGATCATCCACATCAATGTCACCATCACCATCCTTATCATAGCCCTGGGCTTTCCAGGTTGATATGGTGACACCGTATTTCGTGGCTCCTCCACGATCACCAGGAACATTAGCAAAGCCACCCTCCCAGCTCAGGATAAATGACCACAGTGTTTCAATCTTACTCATGTCAGCTATTCATTTTGTGATAAAAGTCAAGTTTGATCCTATCATACACAGCCTGGACGTTGGTGTAGGCACGTCCGTTATTCGGCTTATCGGCATATACCTCATTTTCCACTACCTCAGCCACCCAGTCCACCCATTCAGGGGATGTGTAGGATGCCAGCCTCTTACCCCTGTAGGTGTAGTAGTCAAAGCGACTGTCCCGATCATCATGCAGATTTATCAGGAGCGTGCGGATCTTATGCCTGGTAGCCTCCCTATCCACAATGTGGTTTTCCTCACGTACCTTTTTTATTATACGGCATACCTTTTCAACAGCATAGTCAAAGTAGATACTGGACGTGTTTTTGATACGCAGCTGTGTTTCAGGTCGCAACCCCTCTGATATGTCTGCCAGCATCTGGTTTTGGCTTTTCGTTTCCTCCAGCAGCTCATTCATTGTGGTTTTGTTGCTAACCAGCATATCATTGATGATGTTCTTAAACCATCTGAAACAGGCGATCATGAGTGCAGCAGCCAGTACCAGGAAAAATGCAGCCGTAACTGCCATCATTCCTACATCGCCTATTGTCCTGGCTGTTTCCAAGCTATGCTCAACCATTTCTTTGCCTTTTCCATTTATTGCGCTTGTACGATTCAAAGTTTTCCCTATCCTCCTGGGTGATCTCCACTGATGGAGGGAATACCCTGAAACCATACATAGTGCCATATTTAACTACTTTGATTACAGCTCTCATGGGATAGTGTCTGCCAGGATTGGCAAATACATCTTTCACTTTCTTGCTGTCAGTGAAGAAAGCAGACTTACCATAACCATCGCCATAAGCGATCAGGCATCTGGATCCGTTCTCTGTCTGCCTCTCTGGATCACACCCTGTAAACACCGTTACCTGGTTGATAACAGCATCAATGGATGTAAACTCACAGTCGAAAATGTCAGAGCTGCCCTGGCTTACACTATCATCCACGAAATCAACGATCTCCTGTGCCATTACTCTACCTCTTTGAGATCCTTGCAATCCTCATCAACCATAGCACGCAGAGCCAGCCTCTCATGGAGGAAAGCAATATAAGGAGCCTTAGCATCCTCAGGCAGCAGTCCAAGTACAGCACTGTTGTACTCGTTCTGTAGCTTGCTCTCAGTGTTGGCTGGGTACTTAGCGGTAAGCAGCGTAGAATAGATGTTATCGGCAGTCTTTGGATATTCCACCCTCAGACTGTCATACTGCCACATGGTACCTGTAGCTTTCTCTGGATCGTCAGTAACAGTGATGTTGCCATCCTTATCCACGATCACCAGCACCTCCTTGATATTGTGATTGTAATGGATGGTGCCCTGACCGTTATTCAGATCTTTGAATACTTCTGGCTTTTCGTTTGCCAGCAAGCCGATAAATAATACTTTACTTT